CGAGCCGCCGCGCGACGGCGCGGCCGGCTACTCGGTCACCTGGGGCATGGGCTCCGGCGAACCGGCGATCGTCAGCGTGCGCCTCGTCGAGGTGGATGCCTCGCACACGCGCCTCGAACTCGAAAACGTCGCGACGGCGGCGAGCCTGCCCGACGGCATGTGGGAGCAGTTCGGCCCGTCGGCGACCGGCATCGGGTGGGACCAGGGACTGCTCGGCCTCGCCCTGCACTTCTCAGGCGGCGACGACGGCATCTCACCAGAGGAGGCGCCCGCCTGGGTCGCGAGCGACGAGGGCAAGACGTTCATGCGGCGATCGGCCGACGCCTGGGCCGCGGCGCACGAGCGGGACGGGGTGAGTGCGGAGGTCGCGAAGGGGGCGGCGGATCGGACGTATGCGGCGTATACGGGTGAGGCGCCCGAATAGCCTCAAGTTGGAATCCGCACCACTTCCGTGACAAGGCTGCCGCGTCGCATTCATATCTCGAGACGGGCGGGGCCGACCAACCCCTGCACCTTCCCGGGCGTCGATTCCCTGGCCAGCCCCTTACATCCCAATCGACAGCGCCGGCGAGCTCGCTCGGACCTACTGGCGTCGGGAGTCGGCGTCATCCTGAAGATCGAGTTCTCGCTCAGCCTCGTCAATGAGCGTGACCCATCCCCGCATCACGGTCAGACCATCCACGAAAAGCGTCAACCCCTCGCGCAAGATCCGAAGAGGCTTCCGCAGGTCACGGGACATTTTTTCAAGCGGTTCAATCTGCGTAACCATTTGAGAAACCGCGCCGAGACCGATCTCAGCCTGTGCGACCATGCCGCGGATCGCAGCGAAGAACTCATCAAAGTTCGTTCGGGAGGCAGGGTCATCGGCAATCTCGCGAGGTGCTCGTGCGATGATGACGCGCACACCTTCATCGACGTCGTTCAGCGAGTTCGCAAACTCCCCGCCCAACATCCGGACAGAGCCAGCCGGCGCCGCCAGTTCATCGGCAAGACTACGGGCGACGCGCAACCGGTTCGCGAGCTGACTTCCCGGGTTGCTATTGGCATTGACCTCCGTGGTCGCATTCTGCATGGCGCGCCCGATGTCCTCGATCGCGGCACCCACGTCCGTCAGAATGTTCGTCATCTGCGGGAGGGGCTGCTCCATAACGCCCAACTTGTCGAGTGATCCCAACTCATCGTCGGAATCCTCCACGACCGTGTCGATGTTGAGGTTCGCCGTAGACGCTTCTGCTGCAGCATTCGCCATAACAAGACGCTCAGCCAGTTGCGCAACAGCCTTTCGGTACTCGCCCGTGCCGAGTTCGGCGAACTTCAGCTGGGTCCAGTCCGACCACTGAAAACGGCCGACTAGCGAAAGCAGGTCATCAGCCGGGGACTCCTCGTGCAAACCAGCGAAATCGACCCAGAGGACTGGCAACACCAGTTCCTCGACACCGAGGCGCTCGGCTTGCCTCGCGAAAAAGTTCAGTTCCCGTCTGCATTCCTTGCTCTTGAAATACCTGGGCGTGACGATCGGCACAAAGAACGCAATCGAAGACAGGCTCGCGTCGATCTTTGGCTTCCAGTCATCACCCCATACGAGCTGGTCGCGGTCGAGGAAGAGATTTATCGATTCGCCAGTCAGCATCTCGAATTGCGCAGCGACATCCCTCGCAAGTTGTGCAATTCGACCAGCCTCGGCGTCATCATCTGCGTGCACATAGGACCAGAACCCGTCAATGGTCGACACAGCCTAGAAGTCCCAGTCCTCATCTTCGGTGACCACGGCCTTGCCGATCACGTAGGACGAGCCCGACCCCGAGAAGAAGTCGTGGTTCTCAGAGCCGGCCCGTGGGCGCGGCGCAACCCCTGAGTTTCCGCCTCACAATGCCTCACGATGCCCCACTTGACCCCAACGAAACATCGCAGACTTGTGGGCAAAATGTGGGCACCCGGGGTCAGCTCAGGGCTGCCTTGCGGGCCTCGCCGAGGCGTGTCGCGACGAGATCAAGATCCTCGTCGAACAAGTCGGCGTAGACATCGAGCGTCATCGCCGCCGAGGCGTGGCCCAGCATCTTCTGGACCACCTTCACGTTGGCGCCGGCCGCGATCGCGAGCGACGCCGCGGTGTGACGCAGGTCGTGCGGGGTGAGCGCTGAGGGGAATGTCTCGTCGAGGCTCTGAGCGCGCTTCACCGCCCGGCGAAACCAACCTGACTCAGCGTGCGGGTAGCGCAGCGGGAGGCCTCCGTCACCGAAGACGAAGGCCGCGGGCAGCTTCGCCTTGCAGAGCTCGTCGATCTCGAGCATCACGTCCGGCGGCACGGGCAGGTCGCGGGCCTCCCCTGACTTGGGGGTCCCGAAGACGTATGCACCTTCCACCATGACTGCGTTGTCCTCGACGCGGAGTCGTCGACGGAGTCGGTTTACATGGCGCACCCGGAGGGCAACGGCTTCGCCCCATCGGGGGCCGCAGAGCCCGAGCACACGGACGAATGTCGGGTGCTCGGCGTTCGTCGCGAGCAGCTCGAGCTGACGATGCGTGAGGTACACGTTCGGCTTCCGCGTCTTCGCTGGCATGACGGCGCCAGCCGTCGGCAGTCGAGCGATGACGCCGTCGCGCTCGGCGATGCTGAGGATGCCGGACAGCACGAACACGGCACGACGAATGGTCTGTGGCTTGAGGCTCTTGCCCAGGGTGCCGATCCAATCGTCGACCTCGCTTGAGCGGATCGAGGCGACAGCTCTGTCGCCCCACTTCGGTTCGACGTGCGTTCGCCAGGACGCATCCATCGTCGCGCGGCTCGACGGTTTCAGCGCAGAGAGCCGGCCGTTCCTCCACTGTTCGGCGAAGACGCGCACGGTCGTCCGCCCAGCACTCGGGTCGACGTAGGTGCCCTGGTTCTTCGCGACGGTGATGGTCGCTAGGAAGAGCTCGGCCTCGCGCTTCGTTCGGAAGCCGCGCTTGTCGGTCTGTGCGCCGTCCGGTTTCCGGTACCGCACTCGGTACCGGCGGCCCGCCTGCGTCGAGTAGGGCTCGATGGTCGCCATCAGCGGGCCTGCTTGATGTACGCATCCATGATGTGTTCGGTCACGTCGAGCTCGAGCGCGAGGCGGCCGGGGTCCTCGCTGATGTCGCGCAGCTGCGACAGACGGGTCGGGCGGATCAGGCGGCGGGCGGCGATGCGGTCGGCACGGTTCTCCTGCATGCGGTTGGTGCCGATGTCACCGTGCTCGTGGTGGACGATCTCGTGTGCGATCGCGCATCGCTCGACAGCATGCGGGTGACCGGCGAGGGTGAAGATCGCGCGATGCTTCTTCGAGTAGCAGGCGACCATGCCGGGCTTGGGGAGCTTGCTGCGAGTGATCACGGGCAGGTCGAGCAGGTCTGCGTGTAGCCAGGGGTCGTAGTCGATGGCGCAGGGGCCGTCGTAGTAGCTGTCGATGCCGAACACGTACCGGGTCGATTCGGACGGGAAGAGGGCCGCCTCAAGTCGCTGGTCGAGCCACTGCATCGCGTCAATGGTCAAGATTCCCCCCGCTCTGGATCTACCGCTGTGTCGTCGTACGTTGCCGCGAGGTCGAATGCCTCGGGCTCGAGGTCGACCTCGTGAAGGTCTTCATCATCACCAGAACGTGCGACATCGACGTACGGCGCTGTGAGCCCGTAGACGTCGACTCCATCGATCTGCGCAGTGACCTGCAAGTTGTCGCCGAGAATGTCGATGAACGGCTGAGCGTCGGTCTCCGATGGTGCGGACGCGGTGGCGAGATGGCGCAGCACGCTCGCGGAGAGGTTCGCGGGCGAGCCTCGGCCGTCGCCAATTGCCTCGATCCAGCCCGCGAATTCGTTGATTGCCTCCACTCGGAGGCGCAGCTCGTCCACGAGATCCATCGTCGATACGTCGTCCAAGTCGGAGGGCAGACCAAGCGGCGTATCACGGTCGATGTCCTCGGTGTCGATGTAGCCGGCCGCGAGGAGAGCCCCGAGCGGGCTCTTGTCGTAGGCGCGAGCAAACGCGACGACCTGACGGGGCTTTGGATCGACCTCACCGCTCCGCCACCGGCCGATGGTCGAAGGCGCAAGCCCGACCTTCTTGGCGATCGTGACGTCGTTGTCGGGCGTCGCGGTCGCCCGCATGTATCGGGCCCAGTTGTTCTCGTCCACCCCAGCAGGATAGCAACCTCATTGCATGGATGCAATGAGTTTCGATTGCACTCCCGCGAGATTCGGGGAAAGCCCTGATCCTTCGCGCCGTGCAGACATGCAAACTAGTTGCGGAACAGCTTTGCTGAGCGTATTGTTGCCGCCATGCACACGATTAGCGCACCAGCTACACAGGGGCGGTCGTGGCTCGCTCTCAACCGTACGAAGCTGAATGAGCTCCGGCAGGCGATGGGTATCCAGTCGGATGCCGAGTTCGCACGGCGCATCGGGGTCGATCCGGCGACGCTGTATCGGATCACGACAGGGCGAACCAAGCCGTCCAACGAATTCATGGCGGGGCTCAAGGCTGCGTTCCCGCTCGTCTCGCTCGATGACCTGCTCGTGCTGGAGCGTGCGGGATGAGCACTGCCTCCACGCAGGGCACTGGACAGGTCTGGCTCTCGCCCCACCAGGTGAGTGAGGTCGCTCCGGGCATGACGCCGCGGCGTCTTGAGTATCTGCGCGGCAAGCGTCAGGGGCCGCGCTACTTCAAGCCGACCGAGCGCACGGTCCTGTACTCGAAGGCCGACATCGACGCGTGGATCGAAGCGTCCGCGGTCACCACCCGCACCAAGTGAAACGGCCCCGTTGCAGCGGGGCCGAATCGAGAAAGGAACAAGTCCCTTGATCACGGATGACACTACCACCGAGGGGGCAGCGGTGAACAAGCACCTCGCGCACCACGGCGACCCGCAGTCCTCGAAGGACGCGGCCGCAGCTCTCGACCCAAACGTGAACGCCCGCGTGAAGCGGGCGCTCCTCGAACTGCTCCGCGAGCAGTCCTCGGCGCCGTTCGAGGTGCAGTCGCTGTACCAGCTGCTCCGCGACACGAAGGGGTGGCCGAAGGTGCAGCCGCACTCGGTGAACCGGCGTCTCTCTGACCTCAAGAACGCGGGCCTCGTCCGCGGCACGGGCGAGTTCGTGCGGACCCCGGACGGGGCGAAGGCTGAGCGGCTCGAGATCGTGCCCGGCACCGAGGAGGCGGCGGCATGAGCACGAAGGGCCACAACCTCACCGCGGAGGCGCGCGAGCACATCACGCAGCTGAGGCCCGTGCTCGACGCCGAGAACACCTCCACGAAGTCGGTCCCGGTCGCGTTCGATGACGTGCTGATGTCGGGCACCCCCTCGGGCCCGGAACCGCAGCCGGTCTCGCACGGGCAGGCGAACGGCCGCCGGGTCACGATCCTCGCGTGGGTCGCGTCCGTGCTCGGCGCGTCCGTGCTCGTGTTCGGTGTCGTCGTCGTGGCGCTCATCGAGGCGGGTGCGCTGTGAGCGCGTTCGCCCGCGGCGACCGCGTCGTCGTCACCCAGTTCGTCCGCCGCGGCGACGACGAGGACATCGCCGAACTCGACGGCTGGCTCGTGCAGATGACCGACCGCACCGTCACGATCGCGTCAACGCCCGACTGGGAGCACCTCGAATTCGAGAAGGACTACTTCACCGCGACGTACCTCCTCGACCAGGTCATCGTGTCCCCGTTCAACCGCGCCACCGCCGACGCCGGCGCGATCAACGTCGAGACGGTGCTCGTTCTGGGCATCTTCTCGCTCTTCATCATCGGCCTCGCCTGCACCCTCTGGGGCGCTCTCGGCGGCTCCGTCTGGCTCATGGCCGGCGGCATCGCCCTCGCCATCACGTGCTGGTGGATCGGCCCGCTTCTCCTGAAAGGAACCGACCAATGACCGACACCACGCAGGCGCTTTGGAACCAGCTGACCGGAGGCGCAGTGCTCCCGCCGAATCCGGCCGACGAGCAGGAGCCCGTCACGAGAGTCGACCACGGCGCCGAAGCGCTGCGGCACATCCGATGGGCGCACGAGCAGCAGGAATCCGAAGGCGATCTCGGGACCGTCGTGCGTGACGACGCGCTCATCGCACAGGCGCACGCGACGCTCGCGCTCGTCGAGCAGCAGCGCATCGCGAATCAGATCGCATACCTCCACATCGCCGAGGGCGTGCGCGGCGGCCGGGCCCCGTTCGACGCGGGCATCGCTCGACTCGATGTCGAGATCCGCGAAGGGCTGGGCCTCCTGTGAGCGACCTCGACTGCTACGAGCCGGGCTCACCGAAGCAGCCCGGCTACCTCGACCGCATCCTCGACGAAGGAGACGACTGATGCACGAACTCGCATCATCCACCGACCGGCCCGCCTGGCTCGCCGCACGACAGGGCGGCATCACCGCGACCGATGTCGCGCGCCTCGCCCGCGGCGGCGCCGGCACCTGGGCAGCGATCCGCGCCGAGAAGGCCGGCCTCGCCCGCGACTTCCAGAACGACGCGATGCGCCACGGCGTCGAGCGGGAGCCGTTCATTCTCCGCTACGCCGAGGCCGCGTTCGGGCTCGCCCCGTGTGGTCTGCTGCTGCAGGCCGACGACCGGCCCGAGTACCTCGCCACCCCGGATGCGCTCAGCGACGACGAGGTCGGCGAGGCGAAGACGACGGTGAGCGACTGGCCCACGATCGAAGAGGTCCCCGGCCGGTACATCGACCAGACCCTCTGGCAGATGCGCGTCACGGGCCGCCGCCGCGGTCGCCTGATCTTCGAACCCCATGAGGACGGCATCCCGCTGTACCCGTTCCCGCGCGACTTCATCGTCGACTGGGACGCCGCCCGTGTCGCCGAGCTCGAAGCGGTCGCTGACGAGTTCCTCGCGGGCGACGGTGAGCCGGATGAGGACGCGGCCGAGCTCGACCGGCTCCTGACCGCGTACGCCGACGTCGAGGAGGTCGCGGCCGCGTGGACGGCGAAGGCTGCCGCCCGAAAGGCCGACATCGAGGCGCACCTCGCGGGCAAGCCCCGCCGGTTCGAGGGGTCGCGTGCACTGCTGACCCGCTCGGTCGACGGCACGTCGCGGCGCTTCGATCAGCAGGCGTTCGGGCAAGCCCACCCGGGCCTGCTCAAGGAATTCACGAAGGCAACGCCCCGGAAGGGTGCGCTCCGCATCACGCTGCGAGGTGAGGCATGACCGACACGAATGACGCGCTCGCGAAGCTCCGCGAGCCGTTCAAGCCGGAGCAGATCGACAAGCTCCCGAAGCCGACCGCGCGCGACGCACAGAAGGGGCGCTGCCAGGAGTGCGGAGGCTGGCACGGCCTGCCCGCGGTTCACCTCGACTACGTCGGGCACGCACAGGTCACAGCACGGCTCCTCGACGTCGATCCCGAGTGGTCGTGGGAACCGCTCGCGACCGACGACGTCGGCCTCCCCGCGTTCGACAAGAGCGGCGGCCTCTGGATCAGGCTCACTGTCGCCGGCGTGACCCGCCTCGGGTACGGCGACGCTCAGGGCAAGACCGGCCCGAACGCCGTGAAGGAAGCCATCGGCGACGCGCTCCGCAACGCGGCGATGCGGTTCGGTGTCGCGCTCGACCTGTGGTCGAAGTCCGACATCCACGCCGACGTCGAGAAGGCCACCGCCCGCGAGTGGCTCATCGAAGCGCAGGCAGCCGACGACGTCGAGGCGATCCGCGACATCTGGAAGCAGGCACGCGACGCCGGCGCCGACCCCGACACGCTCGACAAGATCAGCATCCTCGGTCAGGAACGGATGGGCTCATGACCGAGATCGCGAACCTCGAAACGGGCGAGCTCGTCGATTACGAACCGCTCAACCCGATCGAGCTCGAGTACCTGATCGTCGAGATCGGGAAACGACTCGAAGCCTCGATCCCGGCGATCAAGCAGATGTGGTCGGACCGGTATGCCGCCGAGCGAAAGCTCATCGAGGCGCACGCGAAGGCGATGCTCTCGTCGAAGCAGTCGACGGTCGCGATGGCCCGCAAGGAGGCCGACCTGTCGACCCTCGAACTCAAGCGCGAGTTCGACGACGCGAAGACGATCCTCCACGCCGCCGAGGAACTCCAGAAGGCGCTCCAGGCGCGCCTGTTCGGCATGCAGAACATCAACCGCGTCGTCGCGACGCTCTACAACGCAGGAGGTGGTCAGCGATGACCGAAACCATCGGCACACCCGACGGCGCGGAGACAGTGACCGTGCAGGAACCCGCCCCAACGCCGCGGATCATCGGCGTCGACTTCTCCCTCACCGCGACCGGCGTCGCTGTCATCGATGGCGACAACGCGACGACCACGTCGACCGTGAAGACCCGGCGCGACGACGGCACCATCGACGGCTTCGCGCAACGGTGCGCGTCGATCACCCGCGGCATCATCGAGGTCTCCGACATCCAGGCGTCCGACATCGTGCTCATCGAGGGCCCCGCGCTCCACGCGAAGTCGTCCGCGCTCGACCGCATGTTCGGCGGCTGGTGGCTCGTCGCGTGCGCACTGCAGCTGTGCGTCGAGCGACCCGTCGTCGTGATCATGCCGACCCAGCGCGCGAAGTACGCGACTGGCAAGGGCAACGCGTCGAAGGACGCCGTCCTGCTCGCCGTCGCGAAGCGGTACGCCGAGGTCGACGTCGCCGACAACAACGAGGCCGACGCCCTCCTCATGGCCGCGATCGGTGCCCGCCTACTCGGCCGCCCCGTCGAGGACGCGCTGCCGCAGGCCAACCTCGACGCGCTCGCGAAGGTCCGGTGGTCGGCATGAGCTCACTAGATAAGCACGTACTCGTCGCCGTTCCGTTCGAAGCTGAATTGATCAAGCTTGCTCGCCGCGAGGTCGCCTCTCGCCCAGCTGAGAACGGTCGACGCCCCGTACTGGGCCGCCTGACGGCGTCGGTTGTCCTTGTGACCTTCCACCATCGCGATGGCGTGCTCGACGAACCTGTCGACGTTGCCTTCGCCTCGATTGAGGTGCCGCGCCAGCTCGAACCTTGCCTCAATGACGTCTTGGTGCGCCTGAGCCACGGAGAGGCCGTCGTACTTGCCCGGCACGGTGCGTCCGAATTTCAGCAACTTCGTGCCGAACTCTGCGGCAGCCCTAAGCCGGTCGGAGCGCGACCCGGAACGTTCGGCGTTCGACTCTCGAATGGCTGCGATCGTCGGCGAAATTGCTGCGCCGAGCGACGTTCCAAGCACCGCGATCAGCGCAACCCAGACGGTCTCGTTCATGCCGGCACTCTATCGGCGGAATCGACCTATTCGTCCGTCGACACCGAGTCCTCTTCAACCTGCAGCGTGGCAAGAACCGTCAGGAGCAAGAAGGTCAACCCGCCGAGTGCGAACACGGCAGCGGCCCAGTTCAGCCACGCCGAGTCGGCACCCATGCCGTGGAGCTGCACGCCGAGGATGCTCGCACCCAGTCCGACAAGCGAGCTCGCCACGACCACGAGAGTGAGCTTCCGGAACCAGGCCCGACGCCGGATGTTCAGGTGGATCGAGCGTTGCTCTAGCACGACTGTGATCAACACAAGTGGGTACACCGCGGTCAGTACTGCGCACGTGGCTTCGGTCATGAGCGGGAGCCTATCGGCGGTGATCGCATGAGCGACCCGATCAGCGTTCTCGTCGAGGTCAAGCGAAACGAGGTCCACATCCAGGAGCTCGCCGTGACTCCGGAGGGGCTGGCGCTCGACTCCTGGTCTCCGTTCGAGCTGCTCGGGACCGTCCGTCAGATCAAGGTCCCAGGCGCACGCGGCTCGCTCACCGTGTGGCGGTGGGAAAGCGAAGGCGAGTCGGGCGACGAGTCCACGAAGCGCGGGGCCGTCGCGGCGATGCTCGCTGACGCGGGATACGTGGAGGTCAAACTCACCGCGACCATGCCGGACCTGCTCGCCGAGCTCGACGCAGGTGCGTCATGACCGGGCGTACGCAGGTCTGCACACACGATGGCTGCAACAGGTCGACGGTTGCCCGTCGCTTGTGCGGTGCGCACTACCAGGCAGCGTGGAAAGCTGGCGAGCTCGGGCAGCACGAGCCACAGCTGGCGCGGAAGCGGAACCGCGTGAAGTGCCCGGCCGATCACAAGCACGCCGACTCTTCGACGTGCTACATCCAGCACCAGTGCCGGTGCGGCGCCTGCATGGACCATCACTCGGCGATGGAGCGGCACCGGAGCCGGGAGAAGGCGTACGGCCGGTTCGACACGGGCCTGGTCGACGTCGAGCCGGTGCGGGAGCACATGCTCATGCTCGGCGCGTTCGGCCTCGGGTACAAGCGGGTGGCGAAGCTCGCGGGGCTCGGCATCACACCGGTGCGGAACATCCTGTGGGGTCGGCAGGAGCCGGGCCCTCGGTACGGGGAGCTGCAGAAGCGGGTGAAGCGCGAGACCGCGCAGGCGATCCTCGCGGTGCGGCCCGACATCGACAGTCTCGCTGGCGGTGCACTGATCCCGGCCCGGGGCACGCATCGTCGGGTGCAGGCGCTTGTCGCCCGGGGCTGGTCGCAGTCGAAGATCTGCGAGCGGGTCGGGATGGAGCGCGGGAACTTCTGGCGCATGATGACGGCCGACCATGTCACCGTCGCGACGCATCGGGCAGTCGCCGCCGTGTTCGACGGACTCTGGAATGTGGAGCCGCCGCGAGAGTCGCACCGGGATCGGATCGCGTGCTCACGTGCGATACATCACGCGGCCGCGCGCCGGTGGTTGGCGCCGCTGGCGTGGGATGACATCGACAACGATGTCGAGCCACCCATTGTCGACGACGAAGGCGGCGTGGATGACATCGCCGTGGAGCTCGCGGTATCCGGCGAGCGGGTGCGGCTACGACCGGCCGAACGTCGAGTGGCCGTCACACGGCTCCACGCGGCGCGGCTGAGTGACGCGGCAATCGCGAGCCGGCTGCACGTCACGGACCGCACGGTGTTCCGAATCCGACAGGAGCTCGGTCTCGAGGCTTTCGAGTTCGCCGACCTCGTGCAGGCGGGTGCAGCGTGACCGTCGCACGCGACCTCGGCCGCGCGGCGGCGGAGCTCCGCAGGTTGGAGAGCGATTCATGAACGTCGGCTACCCGACTCGCCACTCGCCGAAGTCGTCCGGATCAACGGGTCGGCTCAGTTCAAACCCAGGCGATTCACGAATGGCAGCCATGGTCGCAGCCGAGTCGGCAACCCATTCTCGGATACGGGTCGATACCAAGAGGGTCGCGTTGAGCCAGGCATCGATGTCATCATTCGGCAGGGGAACCTTCCGCGAGAATTCGATGACCCATCGGCCGAACTTTGGGGCCGTCGGATCGTTCGCCTCAATCTGCGAGATGTGGGTTCCATCCGTCTCGTTCATTGCCGCGGCGAGCACCTCGTCATCGGACGCGTTTCGCATCCGCATCGCGAAGATCATGGTGGAGACCTCGTTCAAGCGGTTCGCATATGGGACGCGGGCGGCTGAAGCGGCCTGTCGATTGCGTTCGTCTAGGGCGTCAGCTGAGCGCTTTACCGCGCCAATGGCCTCGGCCTGCGCGCCTTCAGCGGCCCTGCGGGACTGCTCAGCACTGAAGGCAGCGACGAACGCCACACCCGCAGAGAGAATCGCTGCCCCGCCGACGACAATCTCCAACCAATTCGGTTCACCCGTCATTTGTCGAACGATACCGCGGGGAATGCAGGCGATCGCATGATCGGCCCGAAGAAGCCTTCGCTAACCCCGGCCGACGAGCGCGACGCGTACGAGCTCGTGACGCTCCGCGACGACGACACCTGCCAGCGGTGTCGCCGCGCCCGGGGCACGAACCGCGACCACCGGAAGAACCGCTCCCAGGGCGGCTTCACGGTCGTGTCGAACCTGCAACTCCTGTGCGGCACCGGCACGACCGGATGCCACGGCTGGGCGCACGCGCACCCCCGCGACGCGATCGCCGATGGGTGGGCGGTCCCCGGTTGGGCTGACCCTGCGCAGTGGCCGGCGCGCCGCTGGGTGAAGTCGGTCTACGGCCTGCGCCTCGCGTGGGTGCTGTACGGCGATGACGGCTCGGTGAGGGAGATCGCCGAGCACCTCGCGCACGAACTGATGGGAGGCATCTGATGCCCTACTTCCCCGTCGACGACGACATGCCCTTCCACCCGAAGGTGCTCGCCGCCGGCAACGAGGCGATCGGCATGTGGGCGCGTGCGGGCGGGCTCTGCAAGAAGTTCGCCACGGGCGGCGAGGTGTCGCATGAGATGGTCGCGAGCCTCGGCCCGAAGAAGCTCGCCGAGAAGCTGGTGCGCGCCGGCCTGTGGGTCGCGATCGATGGCGGCTACCGGTTCCACGACTGGAAGCAGCAGGCGGGCAACGACGATGCCGACGTCGAGAAGGCTCGCGTCGAGCAGAACCGCCAGCGTAACGCGGCCAGGCAGCGCGCGTACCGGGAGCGTCACGCAGGCAGTAACGCGAAGGATAACGGCGTTACTAACGCCCCTGTCACGGATACCCCCAGTCCCAGTCCCAACAGACTGACTATGACTACCGAGTCAAGTCACGAAGTAGACGCGAGCGTTTCGACTGACTCGAAGCTGTCGCCGGCGGTGGAGGCGCTCGCCGCGCAGGCGGGTATCACCCGCATCGAGGCCGTCGTCGAGGCGCTCGCGAAGCACACCGGCCGTGACGTGCCCGCCGACCGCGCGGTGACCGTGGCCCGCCACCTGCTGTCGAAGGCGCGCACCGAGCCGCGTGCACCGCAGCGGTACGTGATCGGTGCGATCTCGCGGTCGCCGCTCGAGGTGCAGAAGTTCATCGACGACGGGGGGCTCGCAGCATGAGGGTCTCGTTCGATCTGCCCGACGCTCTCTGGTGGGAGCTCGCGAAGCGAGCCGAGCCGGCTGGCAAGACCGTCAGCGAGCTCGTCGGCCGCGAGGTGACCGCGTCGGTGAAGGCGATCCTGCGCCCCCGGGCGCGTCGCCCGCGTCGACGGATGGTCGACGACGACAACCCGTACTCGGCTCGGAAGCCGGTCACGGACGAAGCGAAGCGGGCGGAGATCGCCCGGCTTCGCGAGCTGGGGTGGTCGCTTCCCGCGATCTCGCAGCGCACGAGGGTCGGCGTCAACGAGGTCGGCGCGACCCTCTGGGACATGGGGATCAGCACGAGGAGGAAGACATCATGACCACCCAGACGTTCACCGGCACGCTCGTCGTTCAGGACTGCTGCGTCTGCGGCATCACGTTCGGCGTCCCGGCCGACTTCGACCGGCGCCGTCTCGACGACCACAAGAGCTTCTATTGCCCTGCCGGGCACGCACAGTCGTACACCGGCAAGACGGAGGCGCAGAAGCTCCGCGAGCAGCTCGCCCGCACCCAGCAGCAGCGAGACAACGCGTACTCGTCGAACACCTCGCTCCGCGACCAGCTTGGCGCAACCGAGCGCTCCCTGCGCGGCCACAAGGCGGCAAAGACCCGCATCAAGAACCGCATCGCGGCGGGCGTGTGCCCGTGCTGCAACCGCCGCTTCGAGAATCTCGCCCGCCACATGAGCGGGCAGCACCCCAACTACAACCACCAGGAGGACTGACCATGACCGGGATCGAGACCACCAGCCGAGGCGTCGCACTCATCGCGGCCGAGCGCGACCGACAGCCGACCGAGGAGGGCTACACCGCCGAGCACGACCGCGGGCACGCCGGCGAGCTCGCGACAGCGGGCGCGGCGTACGCGTTCGGCCAGGGGTACGCGTTGCAGCACCCCGGCGACGGCGGCCGCCAGTACCTCGACAAGGTGCCCGCGGGCGTGTGGCCGTGGGCGTGGCACTTCTGGAAGCCGAGCCGCAGCGCGGTCCGCACCCTTGTGAAGGCGGGAGCGCTGATCGCAGCGGCGATCGACAGCCTGCTCGCGGCGGAGGAGCACTGATGCCCGGCGAGACGATCATCACCGTCGTCGGCAATCTGACCGCCGACCCCGAGCTGCGGTACACGCAGAACGGCCTCGCGGTCGCGAACTTCACGATCGCGTCGACGCCGCGCACGTTCGACCGTCAGGCGAACGAGTGGAAGGACGGTGAAGCGCTGTTCCTGCGCGCGAGCTGCTGGCGGGAGTTCGCCGAACACGTCTCCGGGTCGCTCATGAAGGGCATGCGCGTCATCGCGACGGGTCGGCTCAAGCAGCGTTCCCACGAGACGAAGGAGGGCGAGAAGCGCACCACCATCGAGCTCGAGGTCGACGAGATCGGCCCGAGCCTCAAGTACGCGACGGCGGCCGTGACGCGCGCGCAGTCGCACCGTGGCGCGGCGTTCGTCCAGCAGGGCGAGTCGTGGGCGCCGAGCACCCCCACCGCCGACTCGGTGGCCGTCTCGGGCAGCTGGGAGGTGGGCGGCTATGGAGACGAGACCCCGTTCTGAGTCTGACGACGTCTCAGAAGAGCCGGAGCCGTTCACCATCGAGGACACTTGCTGTGGGCGGTGCCCCGGCGCGACCTGCTACGTCGACTACCTGACGGGAGAGCGAGCGTGAAGCATGACTCCCCGGCCGCGACCCCGCCCGCTCATCCCCACGACCACCGTTCGGCGTGCTGCGCGAAGTGCACCCGGATGCCGTTCAACCGGTTCTGCGGTAACCCGCAATGCCCATGCCACACGAAGGGAACGCGATGACCCAGCACGCGAGCCTCGACCTCGCATCAACGCTTGCCGTGAGCAGCCAGCAGGATGCGAGCGAGTCGTTTGCTTCGCTTGTCGGACAGGCTCGCCCACACCAGCACAGCGAGCACTGCGAGTACCAACAAAGCGAGCGTCAGGATGATGAGCGGAGCATGCGTCATCAGTGCGGCGAAGACAACATCAGTGAGTGGAGGCATGACGATCCCCGGCCTTGCCCGCCACAAGGCTGTACGGGTGTCGTGCACCTCAGCATTGAGAGCCTCTCGAACACCATTCGGGTGATCGAGACCTTCGGGTCGCAGCAGCGGGAGTCTGCGAACAAGATTCGGCTCGAAACCAATTCTCCTACGCCAGCGACCCGTCTGGGGCCTGTGTTCGCCGTGGGCGCAGGCGTCCAGCAGAGCAGGCTCACCACTCAGTTCCGCATTGACCAGAAGGGGCCCCGATGAACCTCCTACCCTGCACGCGCGGCTGCATCCGCGCCGGCACCGAGGGCGAGATCCTTCCCGCGACGCACGGCCGCTACTGCTCTCGCTGCTGGGGCCGCATCCACCAGGCACTCCTGCAGGCGCCCGAGCTCGCCGGCCACATCGTCGGCAACATCCAGTCGACCAGCGCAGCCGGCGAACGGGTCGACTCGTCGAAGGCGGCCCCGCTGCCGTTCAACGACGCCGCGTTTACCGACGTGAACGAACTCTACTCGATGCTCGTGTACTGGTGCCGGATCTGGGCCGACTACCTCGAGGTGCTGGCGCCCGCGCCGGCCGCGCGTGCGTGGCGGCGCGACTCGGGCACCGTCGCCGGGCTCCCCGCAGACTTCGACTACGCCAAGGCAACCGCCGAGGTGCGCCGCATGACGCGGTGGCTCCTCGACCGGCTGGATCAGATCCTCGACCTCGCCCCGGAGGACGTCGACGAGTTCGACGCGGCGATCCGCGACGTGTGGCGGATGAACGCCCGCTGGCCCCGCATCGAACGCCCCCGCTTCGCGGCCGCCCCGTGCCCGACGTGCAACCGCCGTGTCGCCGTCTACCCGCCGACGTTCCCCGGCGATGTGCGCCGGATCGTGTGCGAGGGTGACCACGCGTTTGCCGAGGAGGAGTTCGAGCGCATCTCCCGCGACCACGCGACCGAGATCGCCGAGCGAGAGAAGGGGGCGAAGGTCGCCGCCCGACTCGCACGGAAGTATCTCTGCTCGAAGGCCTAGGTGCAGCCCTAGGGCTAGAAGATGTCGGGCTCAGGGTCGCGCAAGGGGCCGCTGGGCTCAGGCATTCGCACGTGCATCGCTCGAGTCCTTCCCATCACACGCAGGCGATACATGACCACGACCGAGTCGGGTAGCGTTCCTTCAGAACTGGGGGCGAGATCGAACCGTGTGCTCTGCTGGGGTTGGAGGTCGAGGCCGGCTAAGTTCCAGTTGAGCGAGTACTTCTCTACCGACTCGGGCTGGATCTGCGGGTGGAAGACCCGGCGAGTGCCAGTGTTTCGAAGTGACCACCACGTCCCACGATCGTGTTCGATCTCGAGCTGCACTTCTGATGCGAGGATGCGCCTACGGTTGTCTAACCAGCCGATGCCTGCGCCGAGAAGCGCAAGCAGTGCGATCCAGTTGTCTGCGAGCCATTCACCCATGCCGTCGACAGTATCGCGCGACGCGCGGCGTGACTTGACAAACCCACCCCGTCACCCGTCTATGATTGTCGTGATAGGTCGCACCCACCCGGGAGCGGCCTTCACGCTTCTACTGGACCGTCGGCCCGATCCCGCTCGGCGAGCTGTCGCTCGAATTCGGTCCACGCGTCGATAAGTGGAGCAATCAGCGTCGGTGCGAACCGTACGTCCCCCCTTGGGACGTGCGTGTCGATCCCATCAGCCACCTGCATCTGAAATCCGCCCTCGTGAAAGCGCGCGTGCGGTTCCAGCAACTCCATCGACTTCCTGATGAACTTTAGGCCTTTCTCCGCGTCGGTGAAAAAAATCTGTGCGGATGCGGCCCAACTGTTCGGGTGGTGCGGGACGAACTCCTCAGGATGCCCTTGGCACGAGTACTGCGTTTCCAACCCAAGCCGCCATAGAACGCTTAGCAGCGGCGCGAGTCCCTCGTCGACATCGATCCCGTAAATCCCTACCTGCGGATGCCCTGCGAAGCCCGGCTTCCGCTCCCGTATCGTCACGCCATCCCGCTCGTCCTTCCGACCGAGGGCGTATCCGCCACGCCATCCTCTCCGGAAAGCGTCGCGCACGGCGGACGAGCGCTTCCACCGTGCGAGATCAAGCTTCACTCGAGCGAGCTCGCCGGCTGGATCTGAAGGTCGTTTCAGCATCCGCCCCCCTCAGTGCTTGGGTGTGAAGTATTGAGGCTCCATCTTGTAAAGCCGGTCATCGTCCGTCTCTGTGACGTCCTTCAGGAACACATGGCGCCCGTAGTCGAACGCTCCATGCTTGTCGGTGCTGTACCAGATGTCGACGACTCGGAACCGCCGGTAGTTACTGCTGGCGTCGAGAAAGCCCTCACCAATCTGTAGCGGTACTTCGTAGTATTCGGTCTGCCAGGGCAATTCGCCGTCGCAGTGGAATGTCGTGAACCAGGGACCCTCATACTCAGCCATCCCGCCACTCTCTCACTCGCAGCCGACACAGCGGAGTCCCCCGAACGAGGCCAAGCGGCACGAAACCCCCGTGGAGAAGGCACGGGGGTTTCGCCGCTCGCGGTGGCTACTTCTCTTCGACGAGGTCGATCGACCTCACCAGCCCGGCCGAAACCGTCAGCACCTTGACCGAGCTGTTGCCGTAGAACACGAAGAATTCCCCTTCCTGCACGTACTTGTTCGCCTCGACCGTCTGCTTGTGGGTCTGCGAACTGTAGTTCCGGTTGATCTCGAACTTCGCCATGGGCGCGTCCTTCCTGCTCGCCCCGCCTTGAGCCGAGCCCTCAACCATCGCACCGACCTCTGACACGGCCCGAACGAGGTGGCGTCAGCTCTTGGCGGAGTCGACCTTCGAGAGGAAGTTCACGAACGCCGAGCAGGAGACGAGGAAGTAGAGAGCAAGCGGTTCATCGATCTCCTCATCGCGGATCAGGGCGTGACGGATGCCACCAGCGTCGCTCGTGTAGCCATAGAGCTTCGTCCAGCCACCAGTGAGCGCGGGATGAATCGAGTAACCCGCAGCGGCAAGCTCCTTGAGCCCATCGCTCAGGACGTTCTTCCCTGTGAGCGTCGCGATCTTCGCCTCCACCGCGTGAATCGCCTCATGGACAACATTGGCGTACTGCGGCGCATCCCGGTTGGACAAGAGCTGTAATGCACGCTGCAGGTGGACAGCCGGCGCGCCTCCCTCACTGACAGCGCCCTCGATCTCAGACACCTCGCTGTCGTCCGACACAGGGACGAGCACCCCAGAGGTGAAGCGGTAGCCCACGAGGTAGTGCTCGAACCGATGATTCATGAGCTTCTGATACTCCTCCGGCACCTCCTCCTTCCCGAAAGCCACCCCGAACGCCATCCCGAGGTTCTCAATCGCCTCAAGCGCAACTGACCACTCGTCGCCCAGTATCCGCCGCTTCACCAAGCCCATGACCGAGGTGCCACGACCCGGATACTCGTCATTCGGTTGCTCGAGATCGTTGCGCCAGAAAAACCGCAGCATGACGTCGACTTTGTCCACCTCACCGTAGACGCGAGCCGCATCGAGGTTCTCGAAGAGCCGATGGACCGTGTTCCAGAGAACCAGCCTGGTCTGAGCATCGAGGTCATCTACTTGGATAACCGTCCGCGGGTCGACCAAGCCCATTCGTTCGCGGAACCCCATGCGCACTCCTCCTCGAGTTCGAGGGCCACCCTATCGCGGCCAGGTGCCGCAACGAGGTGATCTACATGGCTCAAGGTCGACCGGTCGAAGCTGCTGTACGTGCGCGCGCGATTGAGCTGATCAAGGCGGGCACCCCGAGGAATGCAATCGCTCGCGAGTTGCGGATCGCACCGTCGTCAGTGTCGGGCATCGCGAGGGACGAACGGCTGACGTTCGAACGGGCGTCGGACACGGCGTCGGCCGCTGCTGCTCGTGCGCACGACCTCAAGGTGCGCCGGCTCACACTCATCGAGGAGTTGTTCTCGAAGGCGGAGGATCACCTGGTCGCGATCGACCAGCCGTTCCTCGCGTTCAACTTCGGCGGCAAGGACAACACGTACGAGGAGCACACTCTCGACCGACCGCCGGCGAGCGACATCCTGAGCCTGCACAGGTCCGCATCGCTCGCGCTCAAGGACGCCCGCGAGCTCATCCGTGACGACGACGACGAGGGCGTTGCCGAGGCCGAGTCGATGCTGATGAACCTGATCCTCGAGCTGGGGCTGAACGAAGATGACTGATCTCGCCGAAAACGAGCAGTCGGGCGTCCTCGGCCCGCAGCAGATGCGCTCCCTCCGAGAGTCGAAGGCGCGCGTCAACATCTTCGAGGGCGCGATCCGCTCGGGCAAGACGATCGTCTCGCTCCTGCGGTTCCTCATGGCCGTGCTCTTCGCCAAAGGCGGCGCGATCGTCGTCATCGCCCGCACCCGCGACAGCGCGTACCGCAACGTGTTCGCCCCGCTCATGGACCCGACCCTGTTCGGGCCGCTCGCGAAGCTCGTGCACTACACCGCCGGCGCCCCGACAGCACGCATCCTTGGCCGTACCGTGCACGTGCTCGGCGCGTCCGACAAGAAGGCGGAGAAGGTGCTGCGCGGCCTCACGGTCGCGCTCGCGTACGTCGACGAGGTCACCGTCATCCCCGAGGAGTTCTTCACCCAGCTCCTCGGCCGCATGTCGCCCCCGCGCGCGAAGCTGTTCGGCACGACGAACCCCGACTCGCCGGCGCACTGGCTCAAGGCGAAGTTCCTCGACCGCATCAAGGAGTCGCTGCCCGGGTGGCGGTCATGGCACTTCACTCTCGACGACAACCCCGCGCTCTCCGACGAGTACAAGACTCAGATCAAGTCCGAGTTCACTGGGCTCTGGTTCCGTCGCTTCATCCAGGGCGAGTGGGTCGCCGCCGAGGGCGCGATCTTCGACATGTGGGACGTCGAGAAGCACGTCGTCGCATGGGACCAGCTCCCCGAGATGCGCGAGCTCCTCTGCGTCGGCATCGACTACGGCACGACGAACCCGACCGCGGCGCTCCTCCTCGGCGTCTCCGCCGAGCACGATGGACTCGGCCGGCCGGCCCCGCGCCTGTTCTTCATCGACGAGTTCCGGCACGACTCCAAGGTCGCGCAGGAGAAGCTCACCGACGCCGAGCTGTCGCGGAAGCTCGTCGCGTGGATGAACGAGAACCACCTGCCCTCGAGCACGTCGAGCCGCCTCACTCCGCGGTACGTGATCGTCGACCCGTCGGCCGCGTCGTTCTCTGTCGAGCTTCGCAAGGAGCACGGCGTCGCATCCACGCCGGCCGACAACGACGTGCTGTACGGCATCCGCACCCTCGCATCGCTGCTCGCCGAGCGGCGCCTGCTCGTGTCCGACCGCTGCAAGGGCTTCATCACCGAGGCGCCCGGGTACGCGTGGGACCCCGACCAGACGCTCAAGGGCGTCGACAAGCCGATCAAGATCGCTGACCACTCGCTCGACGCGGGCCGGTACGCGGTGACCACGACCGAGAACATCTGGCGCAGCTACATCCGGCTGGCCGCTTGACCGAAGGAGGCCCCGTGGCTGACACCTGGCCTCCCGAACCGTTCGACATCGCGTTCGCCCGCTTCCGTGAGCTCGACGCGTGGATCTCGGGCGACGCGACCACGCTCGCCGAGATCTACGGCGGCGCCGCGCAGCAGGCCGCGACGCACACGATCCGCGGCCGTGCGTTCCGTGGCGGGGCGCTCGGGTCGCTGTCGAAGTGGTTCCTCGGGCAGCCGGTCGAGCCGACCGAGAAGCGGATGCGGATGCACCTGCCCCTCGCGGCGGACCTCTGCACGCTCTCGTCCGACCTGCTGTTCGGCGAGGCCCCACAGATCGGGTTCCGCCGACCCGACGACGAGCAGCCCGCCACGGCCGAGACGAAGGCGAAGTCGTGGCAGCATCCCGCACAGGGGCGTCTCGACGACATCATCGGCTCGGACGAGTCGCACGCCGAACTCCTCCTCGGCGGCGAGTACTCGGCCGGCCTCGGCGGCTCGTACCTCGCCGTCGCGTGGGACCCCGAGGTCTCCGACCACGTCTTCCCGAAGGCGTACGCCGCAGACACCGCGATCCCCACGTTCCGGCACGGCCGCCTCGCCGGCGTCAAGCTGTGGTCCGAGTACCGCGACGGCAACGACGTATTCCGCCTCGTCGAGGAGCACCGCCGCGGCAGCATCGCGTACACCCTGTACCAGGGCACCGACCATGCGCTCGGCAGGGCAGTGCAGATCGACACCCGCGAGGAGACGGCCCACTACGCCGAGCTCCGCACACCGGCGGATCTCGCCGTCCCCGAGGGTGCACTGCCCGAGTCGGTCACGATCGGCACGGGTACTGAGCATCTCGCCGTCGCGTACATGAAGAACGCACAGCCGGTGTGGGACTGGCGGAAGCTCGGCCAGCTCGCCTCCCTCGGCCGCTCCGATCTCGACGGCATCCAGGATGAGCTCGACAAGGTCGACATGACCTGGTCGTCGCTCATGCGCGACATCGACAACGGGCAGGGTCGACTCATCGTCCCCGAGGACATGCTCCAGCTCTCGGCGAAGCCGGGCGAGGGCGCGAACTTCGACGTCTACCGGCAGGTGTTCACCCCCGTCTCCGGCACCCTCGGCAAGGCGGCCGACGGCAACGGTCCGATGTCGATCGTGCAGTTCGCGATCCGCGTCGACGAGCACCTCAAGGTGATCGAGGCCCTCAAGAAGGAGATCGCCTCGGCGATCGGCTACTCGGAAGCGCACCTCGGCATCGAGTCCGTGCGGGGCGGGCAGACCGCGACCGAGATCACCGCCGACCTGTCCGACTCGGAACGCACCCGCGACAAGAAGGCGATCTTCGCCCGCGCCGCGCTCGGCCGCTGGTCGCTCGCCGCGCTCGAGATCGAC